TACCGCCACAATGACAAACCCGGCCCTTCAAACCGGGGCGATTAACGCAGCTTCTCCGCTTACAGTAACGGTAAACGGGACGGTCACCGGATATACGGGGGCCACGGGCAGTACTAACCAAGCAGGCTCCGCGGGCGGAGACGCTATTCACTTTAACACAAGCACCCCCGCAACGGGCACCTATGCTGTGGCGGTAGGTTCGCAGGGCACGGTTCGCTCGGGCGGTGGCGGCGGTGGCGGTGGCGGCAACGCAGGCGTTAGGCTACGTGGGGTTAGTGACGGTAAAAGCACTAACTGCGAGATGATGGGCCAAGCTCGTTTTGGCAGTGCCGGATCAGCCGGGGCTCAAGGCGGGTTCGGCCAAGCGGGTGCGTCGGGTTCGCCCGGCACCACCCCCTCTGACCCCGCGGGCTGCCCGGTGAGTTCGCCCGCGGGGTCGGGTGGCGCTGGCGGCGCGGCAGGTTTCGCTGTTCGCAAGAACAGCCGGACGGTGACGGTGACTAACCAAGGAACTGTTCAAGGGCAGACGGCGTAGATTATGGCTAATATACTCATTCCTTATTCCGGTGGAATTAACAGCACGTACGCTTTGTGGAATTGGCTTTCTAATACAGCCCACAACATTACAGCCGTATATTCCACAGAAACGTGGCTGGAGAGCAAGTTTTCAAACGCTTCTGAAAAAGAGCTTTCTCAGAAAACCGCTGCCGACGCTATAGCTTCTTGGCTGAAAAGCAATGTGCGAGATTTTGAGTACAGCACAACTTCATGGCCGGTTTCTTATTCTGAGGACATGCAGCCTATTCGAGAAGGGTTTGAAAGAAGGATGGACGTCGGAATAATTTCGCCTCGCTACCGCGGGTATCGGCAGCTATTAGATACGGGATCGTATGACGGTATCGTTGTGGGTATTTCCTTAGAAAATACCGCTACCGACAACCATGACAGGCTTCGGACGGAAATAGAGGTTGACGGCGTAGCCGTTTATTTAGCGGGAACGGGCAACTTTTCTGAGATGCAGAAAGGCTCTGATTTCGACTACGACACGGTTGCAAAAACTTTAAAGGGCCGATTTGAACAGTACGAAGCCCTCCCCGACGCAGTGTGTTCCCTTTTTGTAGACCCCGGAACAGGGGACAGGTATTCCCTTCCTGTTCTTTATTCGGATGTAAGAAAGCAGAGAACAGATTTAACCGGCGCGGAGCTTGACGCAATTTTTGAAGAGGCGGGTCAATACGGTCGGTGGCGTTCCGCAGCAGACCCCGAAACATATACATACAGAGGAGCTTGGTCCGCCAAGGGCATGGAGCTTCTAGGAGAAGGTGGCTAAAGCGGTAAATTATTTTTTAGCGGTCGTAGGCTTTTGTCTATGGCCGTTTAGCGTCAGTGCCGAACTTGTATGTCTTACAGGGTGGGAAAGTGTTAAAACACTTGCACAAGAGCAGGGTGAATCCGTAGTATTTTTAGGGGTAAATAATGTAGACCACGCTCTTTATCTGTTTGCAGGACAAAAAACTTTTACCTTGTTTTTTAGCCCAGACGGGAAAGTATTTTGTACTAATGACGCCATGCTGGGGCTTACCGTAAGCCTTCCAAAACAAGAGTTAGAAAATGCCGTTAAGTAAGCTCCAATTTAAACCCGGTATAAATACAGAGGTTACCTCTTATACGAATGAAGGCGGCTGGAACGACTGCGACAAGGTTAGGTTTCGGTTTGGTTTTCCCGAAAAAATAGGCGGCTGGGAAAAATATTCTCAGAATACAATTATTGGCACGTGTCGCTCCCTACACGCGTGGAGGGCCATAGATAATTCTAGGTTTCTAGGAATAGGCACTAATGTTAAATTTTATGTTGAAGAGGGCGAAACATTTTTCGACATAACTCCGTTAAGGAAGACAACAGCGGGGTCCACTACTTTTGCAGCTTCAAATGGGTCCACTACGGTAACCGTGACCGACAATAGTCACGGTGCGATTGTCGGAGACTTCGTTACTTTTAGCGGCGCAGCTACGCTGGGTGGGAACATTACCGCCGAAGTTCTAAACCAAGAGTACGAAGTTAAGACTGTTCCGTCTACGAACGCCTTTACGATCACCGCAACAGCTACAGCAAACTCGTCAGATACGGGTAACGGCGGCGGGTCGGTTACTTCTCAGTATCAGCTAAACACGGGTATTAACACCGTGGTGCCCGGAACCGGCTGGGGTGCGGGTACTTGGGGCCGCGGTACTTGGGGCTCCGCCGCGACCACCACCGCCGGGGGAGGTTCCCTGCGGGTATGGAGTCAGGACAACTTTGGCGAAGATTTAATCCTTAATCTTCGGGACTCCTCTATTTTTTATTGGGACAAAAGCACTGGGACTAATGCTAGAGCAGTAAACATAACCACCTTGGATTCAAATGCGCCTATTCTTGCCAGACAGATTATTGTTTCAGACCGAGACCGGCACGTCATTGCGTTTGGTTGTAACGCGTTGGGGAGTGCGGATCAGGACAAACTGCTTGTTCGGTTTTCGGATCAAGAAAGCGCCACGACGTGGGAGCCTACCGCCACTAATACGGCGGGAGATTTAGTAGTAGGGTCGGGCTCTGAAATAATTCAAGCAGTTGAAACTCGACGTGAAATTTTGATTTTTACTGACGCGTCTACGCATTCCATGCAGTTTATCGGTCCGCCGTTTACCTTTGGAATAAACCAGCTTGCGGCTAACACCACTATCATGGGTGCAAACTCCGCCGTTGCGGTTAACGACTCTGTTTTCTGGATGGGTAAAAACCGCTTTTATGTTTACGATGGTCAAGTTCAAGACTTGCCCTGCACTGTTCGCGACACAGTTTTTGACGATTTTAACGAAACACAATCAGACAAAGTCTTTGCTGGAGTAAACTCGGAATTTGGAGAAGTTATCTGGTTCTACTCTTCCGCCGGGTCCGAGAACAACGACAAGTACGTCATTTACAATTATGATGAGAAAGTTTGGTACTTCGGAAACCTACAAAGGTCCGCGTGGCTAGATCGCGGCTTAAAGTCCAACCCAATTGCAGCTAGCTCAAATAGTCAATATTTGTTTAACCACGAGGTTGGCGCAGATGACGATGGGTCTGCCCTTTCCGCGCACATTGAATCTAGCCCGATAGACATTTCAGAGGGCGAAAAATTCGGGTTTATTCGCAGGCTTTTACCTGATATTAGTTTTCTTACAACGCCAAACACCGCCTCCAAGGAGGTTACGTTTACATTGAAGGCGGAAGACTTTCCGGGAACTGGTTTTACTCAGAGTTACGCCTCAACCGTCACGGCAGACGAAACTCAAAACCATGTACGTATTCGGGGGCGTGGCTTGGGGCTTAGAATAGAATCTGCTAACGCAGGCGTAACGTGGCGACTTGGTTCGCCCCGCGTTGACATACGACAGGACGGCAGACGATGACCGGTAGATCTCTTGTTCCGCCGCAGTTTGCGATTCCGCCCGCGGAGTATCGCCAGACTTACTTTGCAGACACCCTAAGAGCCTTTAGCTTTTTCGTAGAGCAAACTCAGCAACCGGGCGAGGGCCGCGCAACGACCTTCGTGATGACGAACTTACCCGACAACGATAGCGGATTAGAGGTAGGCGGCCTTTTTGAGTCGAACGGCTTTGTTAAAATTAGCCGGTCTTTTAACCCCCATCCAAGTGGCGTGTCCGCCGCAACCGGCCTTGGGTCAGTTACGGTGGTAACATAATGAGCATTATAGTCATGCCTGATGGCGGTCGTTGGCTACCGTCTACGGCTACAGAAACCGTGAAATGCGTCACATGCGGCAATATTGTAGATACCGCCGATGAAATAGCCTCGTACCCTGAAGGAAACTGCCCGGACTGCGGTAATCCTTGGACTGGAAACGAGCGTCAGGATACAGTAATATGTGTGACAATGCCGCAAGCAATTAGCGGCGAAACGTGAGAAAAAACATGAGTATTAGCTCCGCCACATCCGGTCTCGGTAGTTTTGCGCTAAACGACGACGAGATTAGAGCGTATAACACCGAAATTGAAGCATATGAAAAGAGTATCGGAGATGTCGGGGGCATTGCTGATCTCGGAGCTATTCGTGCGCGGATGGAGGAGGTGGGCCGCTTTGGAGACGACGCGCTAGCCCACGTTGAGACCGGCGAACTGGTTGTACCAAAGCCTCTTTTGGACAAGATGCCGGAACTCAAAGAGTCCATTCTTGGTCACTTACGGGACATGGGCGTCGAAGATCCGGAGCGTTATATCGTCGGTAATGGTTCTAACGCCATAAACCCCGAAACCGGGGCTCTGGAGTTTTTCTTCAAAAGCATTTTCCGAGGCATAAAGAAAGCCGTCAAGAGCGTCGGCAAGTTTCTTAAAAAAGCTGCTCCGACAATTATTACCATCGCAGGGGCCGCGCTTCTTGGTCCTGCTGGTCTAGGCCTAAGCGCCATTGCAGCGGGCGCTATCTCCAGCGGTATTGGTACTTTGGTTGGCGGCGGAAGTGTAAAAGACGCCTTGTTTAGTGCAGCTATTGGCGGGGCTACCGCGGGGATTGCGCCCTCTATTGGTGACACGGCGGCAGGCGCACTTGGCGGCATGGCCCGCAGCGCGGCTGGCGGCGGTGACATGGAAGACATCTTGCTTGGCGGCGCGATGGGCGCGGGCGGCGCGGCTATTGGTAAGCTAGCGGGCCCAAGCGTTAACCGAATGCTTGGCGGCGCGGCATCTACGACCACAGGCTTAGAAAACCTTTCGGCTGATTTCGATAAAACTTCTGACTTCTTTACGACCGCCAGTTCAGACGGCTTTGGCGCTGCGCTACAACCAAGCGCAGCAGCGTTTAACGAAACCTTTGGAACGACGCCTCTTTCCGGTTCTACGCCTGCGACGCCTGCGACGCCTGCTTCCTCTCCTTCAAAAAACCTTGCTCCGATACGTGTGTCTGGCGGCGACGTAGATTTTGGTCGCGTTAAGGTAGACACCATGAGCGACATAGGCCGCGACGGCTTCGAGGTCGTGGGCGGGACCGTGGACGGGCAGCGTTTTGGCGTCGGCGCTCCTACGCCCGTGCCGACTACAAACTTGGCACCCAGTGCGCTGGGGTCTGACTTTGAAGGCGCTAATTTTAAAGGTACTTACACCGATCCGGACACCGGCTTCTTTGGACGGAACTTCCCTGAGACGACT